TTTTCTGAATATTTATGAAATAAATAAATCTTTTTAGAAAAAAACAAAAAAATAATGGCAACAAACAGTAAAGTATTCGTTTCGCCAGGTGTTTACACTTCTGAAGTTGATTTGAGTTTCGTATCTCAAAGTGTAGGGGTAACTACATTGGGTATCGTTGGTGAGACTTTAAAAGGTCCCGCATTCGAACCAATCTTTATCCGTAACTATGACGAATTCTCAACTTTCTTTGGAGGAACTTCACCTGAGAAATTTGTAAACACCCAAATTCCTAAATATGAGTCAGCTTATATTGCAAAATCTTATTTACAACAATCTAACCAATTGTTTGTGACAAGAGTTTTAGGTCTTTCGGGTTACGACGCAGGTCCATCTTGGTCTATCGTCACAAAAGCAAATGTTGACCCATCAACCATTGATAGAGTTTGTATTACAAGTGCAACAACTAATTGTGAAATAGTTTGTACTGATTATCAAGATACACAATTCACTATGAATTTCACAGGTTGTACGTCATCATCAAATAGTATTATATTAACAACAAGTTCATTACCGGGTTCATTATTAAGTAAATTAAATTTACCTTATGAGAATTTTGACGGTACTGTTAGTACTCTTGATGAAAATATCAGAACACAAGTGTTTTCAATTATGAATACACCAAGTTTATCGGCTTCATCAATTTATTATTATGGTGCGGTTCCTGGAACTTTCTACAGTGCTAATACTAACAATGGTTATTCAGCAAGAACAGATGTATTCCAAGTTAGTGATATGAATTCTGATAATATAAACTATGCTGACCCTGTTAACGACGCTTGGTATTACGCAATGTTTGATAACATCGGTGGTGGTCAATACACAGGTTCATCTTTTTATAACTATGTAACCGGATTAACACAAACATCAACATCTTCAACTTGTGCGTCATTCTACAATTATAGTATTAATGGTCATGTAACTAGTTCAACTACAATAAATGATGGTAGTAACTATGTATCAACACCCGTAACTAATGTAGAAACAACATCAACAGGTGGTGGTGTTGGGTTAACAGTTAATTACACAACTGATGGTGACTCAATAACATCAATTACTATCAATAACGCAGGGTCAGGATACGAAGTTGGTGATGTGATAACAATTACAGGTGGTGATAATAACGCAACATTCTCAGCTTCAACTATAAGTTCAAGTACAGGATGTATTGATTACAATAGTAAAATAATAACAGTAGTTTTACCTGATAATGTTCAATTCACAGGAAGTTCAACATTAGTTTCAACTTTTAGTTCTTGTGCGTCTACTGTTAAAATTGGTGCAACTTCACAAGTTTCAAATGTAACCGCTAATAGTTTTTCAGGTGGTAGTAAAACATATACATTAACATCATCAAGTAATTCAGTAATTAATAACTTTGTTGTTAATGTTAAACACACAGATGTTTGTAATCCAACAACAGTATGTAATGTGGGTACTTTAGACCCTGGTGTTACTGTTAATTGTTTCTCAGGAACAATTGTAGGTAACCAAGTTGAGTTTGTTGGTGAATCGTTTAAAGAATTTGATGATTTAGTAATAGCGACGTTACGTTCAAGAGGTCTTAATTCTGACGGAGCGGGTGCTGTTTATGAAGTTCAAGACTACCTTACAGGTGTGACATTAGATATGTCAGGTGTATATTCAGGTGTATCTAAAAATCCATATTCAACGTTTGTTATTAATGTAACTAATAAAGATAACGAATCATTATCATTCCAAACGTCATTCACAAATTCGGATTCAAGATATATTAGTAAAGTATTTGGTTCAAGTAATTTCTCTAAAGATAGAAAATCAGTTCCATTATTTGTTGAAGAAAGATATCAAACATTATTAAATTATGGTTGGAGAAAAGGTTATATTAGAGGTCTACACACTAGTTTAGTTAAACTACCTAATGCTAGACAAGGTAATGACCCATCTTCAATAGGTTTTTATTTAGAACAATATCAAACACCAAAAACACCTTGGGTTGTTTCTGAGATAAGAGGTACTAACGTATATAACTTATTTAAGTTTACAACAATTTCAGACGGTAATGATGCAAATATTGAAGTTAAAGTTTCAATTGCAAACATTTCATTTGGAAATGGTACTTTTGACGTTATACTTAGAGATTATTTTGACACAGATGCTGCACCTCAAGTAATTGAGAAGTTCACTAATTGTTCTATGAATCCAAATGATAATAGTTATATCGCTAAAAAAATAGGTACTTCGGATGGTGAATATCAATTAAACTCTAAATATATTATGGTTGAGGTTAATGAAGAAGCACCGATTGATTCATTACCTTGTGGTTTTGAAGGATATAACACAAAAACTTATGCAGGTCATCGTTCACCTTTCCCAATATTTAAAACTAAATACGACTATCCAGGTGAAGTAACTTATAACCCACCATTTGGTTTACCATCAGGTGGTGACGATTCAACTAAGAGTCCGGGTGATAATGTTAGAAGAACTTATTTAGGTATTTCAGATACAATTGGTTTTGATGTTGATTTTTCATCTTACAAAGGTAAACAATTACCATTAGATATTTGTACACAAACAACAGGTGCGTTGTGGGATACTAAAACAAAAGGTTTCCATATGGATAATAGAGCGTCAGCTATAACTATTAATAATACATTCTACGAGAAAGTTTTTGAACCACAAGAAAATAAATATGTGATGTCAGCAATAACAGTTCCTACTGAAGCTTTCTACTACGGTGTTGCTAACTTTAGTTCTGACCCTCAAAATGAGTCTAACCCATATTATAAATTATTTGCACGTAAATTTACAATTTCTTTCCAAGGAGGTTTTGATGGGTGGGATATCTATAGAGAATATAGAACTAACCTTGATAGATTTGTGTTAGGTAGAAGTGGTTATTTGAAAGGGTCTTGTCCTTCAACTAAATACCCAACTGCTACAGGATGGGGAGCGTTTAAACAAATTACTGTAGGTGATAACACAATAGATTGGGCTAACACAGACTACTACGCATATTTGTTAGGTCAAAGAAGTTTTGCTAACCCTGAAGCGGTAAATATTAATGTATTTGTAACTCCAGGTATTGATTATGTTAATCATTCTGATTTAGTTGAGAGTGCAATTGATATGGTTGAGAACGATAGAGCGGATTCAGTTTATATTTGTACAACACCTGACTATAATATGTTTACATCAACATTAGGTGATTCTACGGATTTAATCTACCCTCAAGAGGCGATTGATAATTTAGAAAACACAGGTATTGATTCAAACTACACGGCTACTTACTACCCTTGGGTATTAACAAGAGATAGTGTTAATAACACACAAATCTATTTACCGGCAACGGCTGAGGTAACGAGAAACTTAGCATTGACAGATAATATCGCATTCCCTTGGTTCGCAGCTGCGGGTTATACAAGAGGTATTGTAAATGCAATTAAAGCTCGTAAAAAATTAACTCAAGAAGATAGAGATACTTTATATAAAGGTAGAATTAACCCTATCGCAACATTCTCAGACGTAGGTACTGTAATTTGGGGTAACAAAACACTTCAAATCAGAGAGTCAGCGTTAGACAGAATAAACGTAAGAAGATTGTTATTACAGGCTCGTAAATTGATTTCAGCGGTTTCAGTGAGATTGTTGTTTGAACAAAACGACCAAAAAGTAAGACAAGATTTCTTAGATGCTGTTAACCCAATCTTGGATTCAATCAGAAGAGATAGAGGTCTTTATGATTTCCGAGTAACAGTTTCATCAGACGCTGCTGATTTAGATAGAAATCAAATGACAGGTAAGATTTACATTAAACCAACTAAATCTTTAGAGTTCATTGATATCACATTCTACATCACACCAACAGGAGCATCGTTTGAAAACATATAACAAACAACTCTAAAATAAAAAGGGAGACTAGTTCTCCCTTTTTTTTATATAATAATATTTATAGATATGAGTAATAGAAATTTAATTAAAAAAATATTAAAAGAGGTTGCCGAAAAAAGAAATTTAAGATTATACGCTTTAGATTGGGACGATAATATCTTAGGTATGCCAACCAAAATATATTTAAAAGATGAAGAAGGTAATTCAATTGGAATGCCAACGGACCATTTTGCCGAATACAGACATTTAATAGGTAAAGAACCTTTTGAATATGAAGACTCAAAAATTGTTGGTTTTGACGAAGACCCGTTTAGAGATTTTACACATCCTGAAACATTTTTAAGTGATACTTTAAAGGCGGTTAAGAAAAATAAGTTTTCCCCAAGTTTTGAAAATTTTAAAGAGACATTAATTTATGCAAATCCATTTTCAATTATTACCGCTAGAGGTCATAGTCCAAAAGTTATTAAAAAAGGTGTTAGATTATTTATCAACATTGCATTAACACCGGAAGAAAAACAAGAAATGGTTAATAACATTAAAGATGTTTTAGACTTTGATGAAATTGGTGGATACTACAAATCAGGTGATTTAGATAACAATCAATTACTTGATGTGTATTTAGATGAAAAAGGTGAGTACTATCCTGTATCGTCAAAAGAATTCGGTCAACGATTTAAATTAGATTCAAGTAAAGGTGCGTCTAGTCCTGAACATAATAAAAAATTAGCATTATCAGACTTTTTAGACCAAGTATATTATAAAGTCGGAAGATTAATTGATAGTGGTAAATATGGTTCAGTTTCTTTAGGATTTTCCGATGACGACATAAGTAATGTTAGAAGTATGGTTCAACACATAGAAGATGAACTTTCAAGAGTTTATCCTGAAATACATTTTGTTGTTAAAGATACGTCTGAAGGTGGTATGAAAAAAATTGTTATAACTAGACTTAACAATGAAGCAGACTCCGAGTCTTTACTAGAAAATTTAATTATTAATAAAATAATAAGCTATTTATAATAAATTAAGATATTAAAATAATTAACTAGATATTTATAACTGGATTACTAGAAATATAAAAATAATAAAAATAAAAGTCAATAGAAAATATTTAAAAGACTATTTATATACAAAAATAAACATAAAAATTAAAAAAAAGATAAGATGGCTGATTTATTAATGAAAATGCCGATACCATATGAACCTAAAAGACAAAATAGGTTTATAATGAGATTCCCTTCAAGTTTGGGGATTAACGAATGGTTCGTAGAAAGTACATCAAGACCTAAATTAACTATAAACTCAACTGAGATTCAATTCTTAAACACTTCAACATATGTTGCGGGTCGTTTTACTTGGGGTGAAATTTCGGTTAAATTTAGAGACCCGATTGGTCCTTCAGCGTCACAAGCATTGATGGAGTGGGTTCGTTTATGTGCTGAGTCAGTAACAGGTCGTATGGGTTATGCTGCAGGTTATAAGAAAAATGTTGACTTGGAATTATTAGACCCGACAGGTGTTGTTGTTGAGAAATGGATTTTAGAAGGTGCTTGGTTACAGAATATTGACTTTGGTTCATTAGGTTATTCAACTGATGGTATCGCTGAGATTAACGCGACATTACGTCCTGACCGTTGTATATTAGTATACTAATTCAACAAATATAATAGTATTAATCCACGTAATTTGATTTACGTGGATTTTTTTATTCATTACTTTATATAAAAAAAAAGTAAATTATATTTAAGAAAAAAAGAATATTATGGAAATGATGGATGAAAATGTTTTAAGAGCTGCCACTGAAAATTTCAATTTACCTCACGATGTTGTTAAATTACCGACACAAGGTATTTTTTATAAAAGTAAAAAAACTTCAGTTAAGGTAGGTTATTTAACGGCAAATGATGAGAATTATTTAATGAGTAACAATAATAAAGAACATATTGTTATGTCATTATTAAGAAATAAATTATATGAACATGATTTAAGACCTGAAGAATTAATAGAATCTGATGTTGAGGCTATTTTATTGTTTTTACGAAATTCATCATTTGGTCCTGAATATAGGTTAAATTTAATTGACCCTAAGACAAATAAAATTTTTGAACACACTGAAATAGTTGATAATTTGTCATTAAAAGAAACTACAATTAAACCAGATTCTGACGGAACATTTACAACTAAACTTCCTAAAACAGGTGCGATGGTTAAATTAAAACCTATTACATTTTTTGATACTGTAGAAATGGATAAATTAGGTGAAAAATACCCTAAAGGTATAACAGTTCCAATTATAACTACTCGTTTAAATAAAGAAATTGTGTCAGTTGATGGTAATGAAGATATCGGTTCAATATCTCAATTCGTTTCAACATTACCAATTATGGATTCTAAATATATTAAAAAATATTTAAAAGACAATGTTCCCCAAATTGACTTAACAAGACAAACTTACGCCCCGTCAGGAGAATTGGTTACATTTAGTGTATCCTTTGGGGTGGACTTTTTTCGACCTTTCTTCTGATTATGGAAGATATATTCTAGAAGAATATTATCTCTTATCCAAGATATTAAGAACACAATATAGTGAATATCTAAAAATACCAACATACATTCGTAAATTCTTGATTAACAGAATTATTGAAGATTATACACCAAAGGAAAAATAATCCTTTGGTGTATTTATTATATAGACATTTGAAATATGAGTTATGAAGAAAAAGGTAAAGAACCTGTAGGTGAAGCCTTATCAGGTTATAAAACTAAAATTGAAGAGGCGGTACTAAGTAATTTTAGTTCTGATAAGATAATGGAGACCTTTGATAAGGTTGAAGCGTCAACTTCTAATATCCAAAAATATATGGGTGTTGGTGCTGAGATGTCTGATGAGATTAGAAGTGCTATGACTGATGCCGCATCTAAGATTATTAGTATGGGTGGTAGTATGGGGGACTTGGAAACCATTCAGCAAGGTTTACTTGAAACTACAGGACGAAATGTTATTGCATCAAATGAATACTTTAGTGAAATATATGCCGCGGCTGAAGTTTCAGGTCAAAGTATGAAAACATTACAAGATGGTTTTATCAACGCAGGTTATAATATGAATAATATTGGGTCTGAGATGCAAACAGTGTTGGATACATCAAGAGCGTTAGGTGTTAGTATGCAAGCGGTTTCTGCAGGTGTGTTAGACAACATGAAATCATTAGATACTCATAATTTCAAAGGTGGTGTTGAAGGTTTGTCTAAAATGGCTGCTACATCAGCAACATTACGTGTTAATATGAGTAGTATGATGCAGGCTGTTGATAAAGCATTTGACCCTGAAGGTGCTATTGAAATGGCGTCAGCGTTCCAAAGGTTAGGTGTAACACAAAGTGAATTGTTAGACCCTCTTAAATTGATGAATATGTCAATGAATGACCCTGAACAATTTATGAAGTCAATTAGTGATATGGGTAAATCTTTGACTGAGTTAGATGAAAAAGGAAATATCCGAATCGCACCTGGTAGTATCAGAAGAATGAAAAAATTGGCTGATGCTGCGGGTATGAATGTTGATGAATTTGCTAAAATGTCTAAGGCAAGTGCTGAGTTGGATATCAAAATGCAAAAAATTTCATTTCCTGATTTTGCAAGTGAGGAACAAAAAACGATGATTGCCAACATTTCCCAAATGAAAGATGGTAAGATTCAAATGAAGGTTGATGGGGAAATGAAAGATGTTAATGAAGTATTACAACAATTTAAAGGTGACCAAAAAGGTTTAAAAGATTTTTTAGAGTCATCACAACCTAAAACTTTGGAAGAACTTGCTTTAGAACAATTAACCACATCAAAAGCTATTGAAGCGGGAATTGATTCAATTGCAAACAAAACAGGTTTGGCTTTTGCCGGTTCTAAAACGGGTGGTAAAATAAGACAGGCTGAACGAAAAATTGTTAGAGCGGGAACAGATGCAGTTTCAAATTCTTTTGATGTGTCTAAATTAAGACAAGGGTTTGACAATGAAGTGGGTGTTTTAACACAATCTTTAATTAAATTATCAAAAGGTGAAGGTTCATTAACTGAAGTTGGACAAAGTTTATCAACTGTTTTAAATGATGTTAAAGGTGGTTTTGGTAGTGTATATGAAGATTTAAAGAAAAACTTAGGTACTGAAGAACAAAAACTATTATCATCAACTAATGAATTTGTTCAGATGTTAAATTCTACAGTTGTTAGTGGTGCTGATTTTTTTTCAAAAAATGAAAAACTTGGTGATGTTGATAAAAAAATATCACCTGAAAAAACAAATGAAAAGAAAAATTTACAAGTTGATATGTCAAAAATTAGACCTGAAAATAATGTTGATGTGTTTAAAAAAATTGAAACTAATTCAGGTTTAACAAAAGAACAAGTAATGGAAATGAGTAGTTTATCGGCCAAAGAAAATCTTTCAGGTGAGATTGTCTTAACTGTTAAAGTTGATACTTCGGATAGTGAGTCTAAAGCAAAACTAGAAAGATTATTACAAAGTGATACACAAGTTCGTGAATTATTGGTTAAAGCGATAACTAATGCTAAAACTAATGATGGTCGAAAAGGATACATGAGTAAATAAAATAGTGTTATAATCTATTTATTAAATAAAGAAATAAGTAATGCCGAATAGTACTTTATCATTTGCGTCATCATCATCATTTAGAGATGTGTTAATGGCTAAAAATTTAGCCAGTTATTCTGTTACAGGTGTTTACACACCTCCTTCAGGACCTTTGAATTATGAGGTGTCATTAAGTCAATCACCTGTTGTTGATTCACCTAATGATTTGATTGCTAATGACCCGTATGCAAAACAGTTATATCCATTGAACCAATTCGGTCCTGATGGTGGATATAATATTGACATAACATTTAATGGTCCCCCATTACCTGTTAATTCAAACCAAGGACCTTATTATGTGGTTGATAGTAAAGTTTTAGCTAGTGGTGATTTGTATTTAAATGTTTTACCAACATCACCGGCAATTAAAAATATTTTCTTACCTCCTGATGCGAAGTATGTGAATGTTTTTAGTGTAGTGGATACTCAAAATAATAATCAATTATTTTTACCGTACCCAACAACTTTTGTTCCGTCGTTTTATAGTCCTTATGAAATATTAATTTCGGATAATCCAACAGGTGATAGTGGTCCATTATCTAATGATTCTTTTTTAGCGAGATTAGGTTCAAAACAATTAAGAGCGTTATTTAAAGAACGAATTGATACTGAGATATATCAAAGTACCATTGGTTTAGTTAATTTAGAATCGTTACAAGACCCTTTTGAGGCGAGTATGATTGCTTCAGGTAAAGAACCGTTAATATATCGTAATTGGAGAATTACAATACCTGAACAACCTGTAACAAGAGCCGTTGATTTTGCAACAAGATTATCGGGAGCATATTGGCCTGTTTCATTTATACCGGGTGATTATTTTAATGAAAATACTGTTGGTGGATTACAATCAAGACAAACGTCAGTGGCGTTAAATATTGGTAATCAATTAACAGGTGGTTTATTAGCCCCTATTTTAAATTTAAGTCGTAATCCTTCTCAATTATTTTTGGCGAATACGGGTAATGGTCAAAGGTCGGTATTATTTAAAAATTTAGAATACAATAGATATCAACCTGGTTATAAAAAAGAATTTGGTGGTATATTAGGAATTGTTGGTACAATAGTTGATTTAGCGGCTAGTATCATAAATCCTAATGGGACTATTTCAGGCGGGTATTATGTTGGAAGTACTAATTCTGAACCTAGTTTAATTACCTCACCTTCAAACGCTATCCCTAAGAATGCGTATGGTGAACAAGTTCAGACACCTGTATACGGACCTTCAGAAATGGGTATACTATATGAAGGTAATATTAGTAAATTAAATTTTGGTTTAGCGGGATTATCGTACACTAATTCGGGGGCAATTGATGGTGGTTTTTTATGGACATCAAAAAAATACAAATCAAACGCGGGTTATAGTGCAACACCTGGTGGGGGTAATGGTTCAAAGGACGAAGGATTTAGTCAAATTTCAAGCTACATTCAAAAAGATGAATCAACAAATGTTGACTTTAAAGAGAATTCAATTTTAGATAATACTCAAAGATTAATTGATGCTTCAGATGCGGTTTCAGGTGGTAATAGATTAAAACACGTTGGTAATGCTATTAATCAAGTTAGTAAAGTTTTTAATGATGGGTATAAAGAAATGACCAAAGGTTCTATGGTTGTTTCATATAAAGATAATACGTCAGGTGATGATAAAGGTATGGAATATTGCCGTGTGTTTACTAAAGATACTCCTTACTTAACATATGGTGATTTACAAAAGACTGATGGTATAACAACTTCAGGTAGACGATTTACTTATTCTGTGTTAGATAATACTTACAATCTAAACATAGCACCGTTAAAAGGTGTTGATTCAACAAATATAATTCAAGGGGGTTCTGATTGGAATAGTTCAAAAGGTAAAGTAAAAAAATATATGTTCTCAATTGAGAATTTGGCTTGGAGAACATCAAGTAAACCTGGTTTTACTTATGAAGATTTACCAGTATGTGAGAGAGGTCCTAATGGAGGTAGAGTAATGTGGTTCCCACCTTATAACTTACAGTTTAATGATAGTAGTCAGGCTGATTGGAATGCTACTACATTTTTAGGTAGACCTGAACCAATATATACTTATAAAAGTACAAGTAGAACAGGTTCATTAAGTTGGAAAATGATTGTTGACCACCCTTCAGTTATGAACACTATTGTTGAAAAACAATTAAAAAATGCGTCAAAACAAAGGGTTGATTCAATTATTGATTCGTTCTTTGCGGGATGTGTGAAGTATGATATATATGAGTTAGCGATTAAATTTAACACATTACCTGTAAGTGAGTTATATACAATACAAACAATTTTAAATGACCCAAGAAAAACTAATTTAGAAACTATAGGTAAAGTTGTTAGAGAAATACCAAAAGATAATTCAGGTAATGGTGGAACTTCAACGGCATCAGTTGAGACTGATAATACAAGTAAAAAAGACCAACCTGAAGATAATTCAGTTAAAGAGTTTCAGGACAAATATGTTGACTTTGCGTTTTATTTTGAAAATGATATACCTGGTAAAAATCCACAAACAACAACTAGTATTGATTATGAAGACATTTACAAATCATATACTAGTGATGATAATATTAGTTTATATCAGAAAAATGCTGATAGTGTGTTTAAATCGGGTAATACTGATAGAAATACGACAAGTTTTTTCAATACTATTATTAAACCTAACTTTGATGAGATAGCTGGTGGTGACAAAAATTTCATCGTTGATGCTTATAATATATTATCAAAAGGATTAGGGACTATTACTATTGAAATGGAAGGTTCAGCATCCGCAATTGCTGAGGTTGAATATAATAGATTGTTATCAGAAAGACGTATATCCACAATTAAAAATTTTTTTAAAAATAAACCAATTGGTGAAGCTAATTTAGGTAAATTTATGGAAGGTCCTGATGCAACATTTAAAGTTGTTGCGAAAAAAGGGACAGGTGAACAAACAGTTATACCTAAGACATCAATAAACGCCGGGTCGGGTAGTGGAACAACTGATAATTCGGGAACAGGTACTGATGTTAATTGTACTGTGGACCAAAAACCTGATATTGTTTTTAAAGGTTCTAAAACCATAGCGTTAATTAATGCAACAAGTGCAATGGCTTGTCGTAGAGTTCGTATTAGTAATATTAAGGTTGACCCTAAACCAAAACAAAAAGAAGACCCTGAACCACAAAAAGAAGTGGTTAACCCACCAATTGCAACAACAGGGGTAACGTCAAGCGCACCTGTTAAAAAACCGGAATCTACACTAACAATTTCACAAGAAGTTAAAGCCGGAATTTCTAAAAAAATATTAAGATATATTTTATCGGAATGTGACTATTTCCAAGTGATTAAAGAAAATGACCCTATATTGTATGATTCATTTAGGGAAAAGATTAAATACTTTAACCCAACATTTCACTCAATGACACCTGAAGGGTTGAATGCTCGTTTAACTTTCTTGAATCAATGTGTTAGACCTGGAGAAACAATACCGGTAATTAGTGACAATCAAATTAAAAGTCCTGATGCGGTTAATACATCATTTGGTGCTCCACCTGTTTTAATACTTAGAATTGGTGACTTTTATAACACTAAAATAATACCTGATAGTGTTGCATTTACATATGAACCATTATCATTAGATATGAATCCTGAAGGTATTGGTGTTCAACCAATGTTAGCGAATGTAACATTAAGTTTTAAAATGATTGGTGGGATGGGATTAAAAGAACCTGTGGACCAATTACAAAATGCGTTATCATTTAACTACTACGCTAATACTGAAATATATGACGAAAGAGCGACGGCAACTGAAGATACTTCTGCGTTAGATAAGTATGTTGTTGACCAAATTGTTGCTAAATTACCACCTGTAACTGTTAAAAACGCTGCGGTCCAACCTTCAAATGAAGGTGCGTCAACTATCGGTGTTATTAAAACAACAACACCTACAACAGGAGGTGAAACGGGTGAAATGAGTTATATGGTGATTATGGATAAAATGTTTGATAATGCTAAAACTTATTTTGAAAATAGTGTTAATTCATTGAGTGAATTAATGTTAAAAACTAATTATGCAATGTTACAGTTGATTTGTGGTAAAAGAAATTTCAAAAAAGGTACAGTCTTTACTAAAATGAATTATTCGGTTAGTATTTTAGGTAAACCCTCATTCCAAGAAAATGTTGAAAAGTTGTTTACTAAAGTTAACGACGATGTTAGAGATGAAAAAAACCCTATAATAAAAGACTTAAAAGGAGAAGGTTTTACTGACCCTGTTATTCTTAACATTTTAAAAACGAATTTAAATAAATACATCAATGGGTTAAAAAGTACTTTGTCTACTGACATTGCGACTGTTGTTAATAATAAAATGACAAATCAACAAGTTGAAATGGTTCAGACTATTAGAAAAATTAATTATGTTAACTCAGGATATGATGGTAAAATATTAGAAAATGGTAGTGTTAAAATTTATAGATTAACAAGTAATTTAAATAATGTTGAAACTGATTATTTTAAAGTTGTTACATCATTAAATAATTTTAATGAATTAATTACTAAAGAGAAGATATTACCACCTGATTATAAAGATGATGGGTCGTTTACATCACAAACAGATTTAGGGTCATTAGAAAGTAAAAGATTTTTTACGATTGTTGGTAGGATTTTTTCTGATAAAAATAAACTTCAGGATTTTAAGAAAAAAATAATGACACCAAATTTATTGTCGGTTAAAAAACCTAAAAATTTGAATAGAGTGTTTGGTAATATCGTTGATGATTTGGCTGATAAATATAAAGATGAAATAAAAGAAGAAGATAAATTCTTTGAAAAATTCAAAAAATCACCTGAATATAAAAAATATACAACGGGTGTTAATGATGTGTTATTTAAAAAATCTTTACCTAGAATTGTGAATTTCACAACAGTTCCTGACCCTGCAACTAAAGTGTTAAGTGAAACAGGTTTAAAGAATTTATATGTGGGTGACTCGTCAAAAATAAATGACTTTGGAACCTTTGACGGTAAAATTAAATTCAATTAATTATGGCTGGTAGACAATATTACAATAGATATAATGATTTTGTTATTAATGGTCAACAAACTGTTGTACCATATGTGAATTTACCAAATAAAAATACTGATAAAAGATTTATATATAAAGTTGGTTTATCTAGATTAGATAAAATGTCACAACAACATTATGGAACACCTTATTTTGGTTGGTTAATTTTGTTAGCAAATCCGAAGTATGGTGGACAAGAATGGAATATAACTGATGGTTCTATATTGACAATTCCATTTCCTTTAGTAGCTTCATTACAGGATTATAACAATCAATTAGAAACGAGATTCTATTATTATGGTAGGTAAAACAGAAAATATATTTGTAGATTTTGATTATAATAACATTATTATAGTTGACCCAAATAAAGTTGTTGACGAAAAAGGTGTTATTAAAGAACGATATGTTAAACAGGAAGACTTAGTAATGTACGCTAATTTGGAGTGTCAGGTCTTTCCAAGAACTAAATTAGCCTTAGGGGTAGCAATTAATGATAGTATTCAAACTATATCAATTGCGTCAATGAATTTTATGTCACCTGGTGGGACTGAGTATTTAAATAACGCTTATACTGATGAGATAACAGGTAAGGGTAGTTTAGTTGGTAAAGGTGTAAATCAACCTAATAAAACAACGATAAGTAACCCTAAAGTATCTAATGATACGTATATTAGACAAAATATGTTATCAAATGGTAAAGAGGTGACAACTGATAATGGATTATTGGGTATTACAAGTATTAATATTAGACAAGGTTTAGATTTTATGCCGACCTTTGATATTACATTACAAGATGTTAAAGGTAGAGCGTTGTTTGAAGCGGGTAATAGTTCACCATATGCTGCGTTCTTTAATATGCCTTACCCTATGTTTGAATTAACATTAAAAGGGTTTTACGGTAAAGGTGTTAAATATAAATTAATGTTAAGGTCGTTTAATGCTAGATTTGATTATAATAGTGGTAACTTTAATGTTGATTTAAAATTTCACACATATCAATTTAGTGCAATTGCTGAAGTATCTATGGGGTATTTGTTGTCAACACCTTATATGTATAAATCTAATTTATCAATTACACCTAAAACAGGTGGTCCGTCTAATGTTAAAAAAATTAATAATGAGAATACCTACAAAGGTTTTGAGAAAGTAAAAGAAGTGTATAATGAATATAAATCAAAAGGTTTACTTCCCGAAAATTTTCCATATTTAACAATTGGTCAATTAAGATATAATATAGAATATTTTGTTAAAAATGTTTTAGATTCTTTTACAAAACAAAATTTAGATGCTTTAACAAATATTGAAATGTATCAAAGAGACATTGTTCAATTAAGAAAGGATGTTTACATGGCGCAGACAACTTCTTGGATTGAAACGAATCTTGATACTAAAAACTATATTGTGTTAAAAGAAAATGGTTTAGGTTCGGTTAAATCAATACCTAATCAGACCTCTGGTGTTACTAACAGTATGTCGTCTAAAAGTGGTGGAAATACAACTAAAACACCGATTAAATTCATATATACATTTAAAAAAGAACTAAAAGAACCAAGTCAAAGAAGTGAAGCTAGGTCAAAACTTGAGGGTATTGTTAATGAGGCGGTTAAAAAACTTAACGATAATACAACTTTAGGTGCTAATGGTTTTTATACTATTGATAACAAAAAAACCTCATCAAGTATTGCTGTTAAACTTAGTTATGATATGTTTGTTCAACCTATTTTTACAAAAGAAGATGTTGATTTAGAAAAAACTTATATGTTATTTAAGAACACTAAAAAAGAACCGACAGATGAAGAACTTACTGAGTTTGAAATGGATTTAGTTAAAAAAGGTGTTCTTAAAAATGAGGTAAATTCTACATATGTTTTAAAAGATGGTGTTCCAGAACCAATTACTGAATATTTTTTTTATGAAGGTGCAAAAAGTTTTACTGAAGAGTTAAACAATATTGAAAATCAATCAAAAAAGTTGAGAAAACAAATTGAAACTGAATTGAGTGATGCTTTATTTAAATTACTACAAAGTAGTGATAGTGGGATTGGGTTTAAACCTACTATTAGAAATGTCCTTTCGGTTGTTTTTGCAAATGGTGAGGCGTTTTTGAGGATGTTGGAGGAGGTTCATAAAAAAGCTTGGGAGGTTAGAATGGATAGTGATAGGAAAAAAGCGGTTTTTAATAGTTCAGTTTCAAATGCTAACCCTGATAACACAACACCGGGTTTAAATGAGGATGTTCCTGTTTATCCTTGGCCAACATTTTTAATACAAACTAATGGTGAAGATGGTCACGAAAAATTTGAACCAAAATATCCTGGAGATAGGGATGTTGTATCATTAACCAAGGGTTATGATTATAGTGTTTGGCCTGAAGTTGAATTTGTGGAGGAATTTAGTAATGCTTACACCTCAAGAGGTAAGGGTGAAACATCGGCAGGACCTACAATGAACTCTGTAACGGATGTTAAACGTATCACATTAAATGCTATTGAGTTCCCAATTTCAAACAATGTTTTTGAAAATAAAGAGGAGGTTAAATTTTTCTACGAAATATTTGAAAGAATTCTTTCAATTTCAACAATGTCAAGACTAAACAGGTTAAGTCAGAATGTATCAAGTAAAGATATTATAGCTAATTTAATTTCTGAGTCAGAAACAATTAATATTAGAGAGAGTTTATCAAATGATAATCCATTCTTGATTAAAAAATTATCAGAATATGCGTATTCGTCAAATAACTTTTTAAATGTGTTAAGACATATTTCAAATCAAGGTGTTGGTGTTAGTTGGCAAAATTATATTAGAGCAATTTATAATACAGTTTATATTAAAAATCAAATTCAGTTTTCTTTTTTTGATGAAGTGGTCTTAGGTTTATCAATGTCAAAACCATTAGTTAGTCTTGAAAATGAACCTAAATTTAATGAATTATTAACTCAGACAACAATAACGAATAATGTTGATTTTTTAGATGTTTATCCATTTATTGACATAACGTGGATTAAGGACAAATTACCGGGTGGTAAAAACATTTCACAAGTTAGTGAAGTTTTTAATACTACAAATACAATATCTTACGATAAAAATTTAAAGGTGTTAACTAATTTCACGTTGAAACCTAAATTGATGCCAATTACTAATTTTGTTTATAATGGTAATGTTAATTTACCTAGACCTGAAAGCTTTGCTCAATTAAAAGAATTTTACACACCAAGAATTAAACCTGATAAACAGTTAATAACTGAGGGTAATTTAGAATACGTTAATTATAGTGGGTATGTGTCAAATAAACAAACAATATCTATGTTGAACACACCTTATTTTACTAATGCGATTCAGGAAGGTGTTAAACATTTTAGAGAATATAATCAATATCCATTCATATCTGCAGCTTATTTATTTATTAATAGTTTACCTTTAACAACTTTTAGTGAAAAGTTTAAAGATTATGAATTGAACTCAACAACTGAATTAGATTATGTGTTTGGTACACTTAAAAAATTTGGTGCTATTCATAAATTACCATATCCTTGGATATTAAAAGTTGGTTCAATATGGCATCGTTATAAAAAATATATTAATAATGGTGTTGACATCTTAGATGGTGTCTGGAAAAATTTTGACTATAAAGGTAATTTTGACCCCACTGCTTCAGCGGCAACTAAAAACTATACATTAACAGTTGATGGAGGTGTAATTGATATTATATTGGAAAAAAACGCAGTTTTTGGTGATGAGACCTCAACATTAATTAATACAGGTTTTTATCCGAAAGTCATTAATGATTTTAATTTATTCTATCAAGGGTTTGAGGTTTTTTCGGGTTATACTAATACTGAAATACAGGAAGGTATTGATACATTTAAAGTTGGTTTAAAATTCGTTGATGATACATTAATTTCAGGTATTAAAGGGTTTGATAAAAAATCACCCAAAAGAGATTTAAAGGTAATACCTTGGAGTGTTTTTGTTGAAGGTTTAGATGGTAAATCAACATACCCCCTACCTTCAATGGGTTCAGTTATGAATCAAGCAAAAAGTGAATGTTTTAAGGGGACTGAAATGAAGATTGAATTGTATCAAAACCAATCAATGTTTAATGGAACTGTTAGATGTTTTTGGGCGTTACCAACATATGGGTATTTTGATAATGGTCGTGTTTTTAAAAATAATCCAAAACAATATTTAAAAGAATTATTAGTTGTTGATGAAAACAAACAAACTCAAAATATAAAACAACCTAATTATTCCATACTTGGTGATACAAATAGATATCACGATATTAGTGAAATCTTTTCGGTTTTTGAAAAAGACATATTAGATTTATTTGAGACTAAATTTTTGGATTTTTCTAAATCAATGTATGATATTAATGATAGTATTGATTATGGACTTAACTTCCAAAAATTGATGGTTGATATGATGAAAATACCTACACAAACAGGTGTTACATCAACTGAGATTGTTAATAAAATAATGACACAACAATTAACAAGTGTTAATCAGTCTATTAGTAAATTTTTAGATACCACACAATATATTCAATATGGTAATCCCGGTAATTATGATAGAAAGTTATTTTTAACGTTTTCTAACTATGAATTAACAGACCCTTATGTTTGGGAAAAGTATGAGGTGGTAACCAAAAACGCGTTACCAACAAACGGAGGGACTGTAACATTATCGGCATCAAAAAATAGTTACCCTAACGAATGGAAAACATTAGAAACTTATATTGGTTTCTCAGATGCTCCTTATTTAGAGTATAGTAATAGTGGTTCTTATATTACAGATTTCTTTGTTGATTTAAATGTTGCATTTACTGAAGAAAATATTAAAAGATTTTCTCCTATTATAAAGATATATGCGACCCAAAAATTAAGAGATTATCTTGATAGTGCGGTGATACCTTCAAACGCACCTAATCGTAATTCATATGCGGTTTTAACTGATGGTAATATTATTGAATTACTACCAGGAGTTGAGGGTAAGGTTGCACCTGTTCTTTATACGAGTAATAAGGAATTAATAACTAGTGGACCGTTAAGTAAATTACGAGGTAAAAATCCTGAAGATAAAATTTTTAATCAGATGATTTTAAATTATTATGGACCATTTGGTTTAGATGATAATCCTATTGTTACAAAATATATTAGACCGAAAAATTTAATGAATAAAGTTCCGTATAAATCAAACTTTAATTTTGAGAATTTTAAAAAAATGGTTGATGAATATGTTAATGACATATCAGGGTTTCAGGATAGAACTTTAAATAATTTAATGTTACGACTTCAGGTTATATTACCAAGTGTAACATCTACACCTGAAGAAATAACAACATCAAACCTTGAATCACCATTAGGTAAGTTAGAGTATTGGGAGTCATTTAAATCTTTAAATGATAAATGGATTGCGGGTTATGAGTTTAGTAATAAAACATTATTTGAAGATGTTTTAATGTTAGATAGGGCTTCACGAAATATTGGTGACGATATTTTAGTTGACATTTATAAGTTAAAATCAAGATTGGATACATTGTTTAATGATAGTCCTTTAGTTGATATGTTATCATTCGCTGAGTCAATATTAATTGAAAATAATTTTGTGGTAATGAATTTACCGTCATATGTAAATTTTTATAATATTTCTGAGGTTAGTAAAAACGCTAAACCTAAATTAGAAAGTACAAGTGAATTTGCTAATACATTATTTGGAACTTATTTAAATGTTGATACAAGACAATCGTCAGCTAAAATGGTTTGTACTTACGCGGGTAATTCAAGTCAACATTTAGATATAAAAAATATTGATTATAAATTCAGAGATGATGCGTTTGATATTAGAAAATCAGATAACCCATTAGTGGAGAATCAAATTGATAAAAATGACTATGATAAGTCAAACAGAGTTGTGGGATTCAATGTTGATATTGGAACTCAAAACCAATCAATATTTTACAATTTCAGTGTTGGTCAAGAAACGGGAACTGCAACCGCTGAATCATTAGAGGTTGAGAATATGATGGCGAATATGAGTTCAGGAAAAAATTCTGCAACACAAAGTATTTCATTGTATAACATTTATAAAAACAGAAGTTACACTTGTTCTTTAAGTATGATGGGTAACGCTTTGATTCAACCGACAATGTATTTTAATTTAAGACACGTCCCAATGTTCCACGGTCCATATATGATAACAACAGTTAACCATTCAATATCACCGGGTAATTTTGAAACAGTTGTTGAAGGTATCCGTCAACCAACGGCTAGTGTCTTGAAAATTGATAATTATATTCAAACACTAAAAGTTAATTTATTAACAACTATTATTGACAAACAAAAGACTGAATTAGAAAATACTAAAAAATTAGAGGCAACTAATACAACTAGTAAAGAAAAGGCTAATGAAACTAAGAAAAATGTTACTGAAAATAAAGAACTTGATAATACAAATAGTTGTTCTAATTTATTATTAGCTAAATTTAAAAAATACGAACCAATTGATACTCCTATAAAAACAAGTGTATCACCTAAAGAACTTGTTACTAAAATATTAACAAGAATGTCAAATAAATTTGTTAATGATAACGGTAAATTAAAATATGCGATTTTTTACATTTTTTATATAAATGGGTACTCAAATAATAAATTTAACTCATTTGAAAATAATTATGCACAAGTAAGTTTAGATAATGAATGGACTAATATTAATAAAACTAAATATTTCTGTATGTCTATGGAATTAAAAAACGATTCAGTACCATACGCTACATTCCAAAGTATATCAGACCATATTGATTTTTTAATAGATAGAAATAAATCAAGAATGGAAAATGTTAAGACTGATAATCTACCGAGTGAGTTGGCGAAATTTTATTTAAAAAATGTTTACCCAAATGTTCCTAGTTCAGTTTATGATAATAGTGACGTAGGTTTCTATACTAAGAAAGCCGATGAGTCAATTAAATTATTTGATAAAACTAAAAAAGGGGTTAATATCTAAAATTTTAGAATAATAAAGATATTTATATATAAAGATAAAGTTATGAATACAAAATTAATATTAGATAGTTATTTGGGTAAAAATACCAAATATTCTGAAAAAGATGCTGGAAACGGATTTAAGCAAGTGTGTGATTTAGATACAGGTGATTGTTATACTATTAGAATGAAAGATGGTCTAATTGAAAGAGTTGATAATACAATGAACACAAACAGAAAAGTTCAAGTGGAAACACATAATGGAGTGAAACAATTATTAAACGGGTAAGAAATGAGTATAGATAAAAAAATATTAGAAGAAATTACACGATTTAATTCGATTAATAGATATATTAACGAACAAGAGTTACCCCCACCACCGGCTGAGGACCCATTGGCGGACCCATTAGCTGCGGGAGCACCACCTGTTGACCCATTAGCTGCGGGAGCACCACCTGTTGACCCATTAGCCGCGGGTGCACCACCAGCTCCGGCACCACCTGCGGGTGAAGTACCACAACCTGTTGATGTTGCAACTGACCCTGAAGTTGAGAAAGTTGGTGAAGAGGAAAAAGATGGTAAGACCACAGAAATTGAAGTTACTGATTTAGTTAAATCGCAAAAGAATACTGAAGAAAAACAAGAAGAATACTTTCAACAATTGTTTTCACACTTAGAAAATTTGGAAAGTAAACTGAGTGAAATGGATAACATTGTTAATAAATTAAATAGTTTGGAAGCTAAAGTTGAAAAATATCGTGAAAAAACACCTGAAGAAAAAATGAAATTAAGAAGTTTAGATTCAGGGCCATTTGACCAAACTTTATCTCAATATTTTGAAGATAAAGAAGAAGATTTTGAAAAATTAGGTAGAGATGAATACATCTTAACTAAAGATGATGTGACTGATTTCTCACCTAAAGAAATGCAGAAAACATTTAGAGAATATCCTGGTAGGGATGAAGATGTTTTTAAAGTAAAATATTAATAGTGTTGGATTAGTTGAAAAAAACTTGTCTAAATAAAAAGACAAGTTTTTTTTTACTTAGGATTTGACAATACAAAAAGGCGGACTTATAATTAGATAAACAAATAAAATAAATTAAAATTATGGCGACAAACAGTTTAGACGCGGTGTTAGCTCAGTACGAGAAAGCACAACAAACGGGTAACTATACCCCAAAAATTTCTCAAGAGGAAAGATTAAAAAGATACTTCGCAGCTATCTTAGGTGACAATGAAAAACAAGGTCAAAAAAGACTTAGAATTCTTCCAACAAGTGATGGTTCTTCACCATTTAAAGAGGCTCAGTTCCACGAAATGTTAATTGAGGGTAAGTATGTTAAATTATACGACCCTGCGATGGATAATGAACGTTCTCCGTTAAATGAAGTTTATGAAGAGTTATTAATTGAAGGTGATAAAAAATTGGCTTCTGAGTACAAATCTCGTAAATTTTACATTGTAAAAGTTATTGACCGTGATAACGAAAAAGACGGACCTAAATTTTGGCGTTTTAAACACAACTATAAAAATGAAGGGATTTTAGACAAAATCATTCCTATTTGGAGAAATAAGGGTGATGTTACTGATTCTGAAAAAGGTCGTGATTTAATCCTTGAATTGACTAAAGCTAAAACACCTAAAGGTAAAGAGTATACAGTTATTCAAACAATTATGTATGATGACCCAGCACCTTTACACGAAGATGAGGAAACAAAAAAATCTTGGTCTAACGATGAGTTAACTTGGAAAGATGTTTACTCTAAAAAACCTGTTGAATATCTTGAAGCGATTGCTCGTGGGGAAACACCTAAATGGAGTACTGAATTGGGTAGATATACTTACGGTGATTCAACTGAGAGTGAGGAATCATTCGGTGGTACTAAAGCAAAAACTGAGGTTTATGATGACCCACAAGTAAATGATGATTCTGACGAAGATTTACCATTCTAAATAAAAATACCTATAGATAGGTAGTGGTTGACTTAATCACTACCTTTTTTTATCTTTTATTTTAAAAACACAATATATGGCAGTAAAGAAAAAAGATTTTTCATTAGAATCAATCAAAGGTAAGTTTTCAACAAAGACAAAATATAAACCTGACAGTTTTTATGATTGTGGTGAGGAGTTTGCGGATGCTTGTGGTCTACAAGGACCAAGTAAAGGACATATTAATATGTTCTTAGGTCACTCAAACTCATCTAAAACAACAGCAATGATTTTGGCAGCGGCGAACGCTCAAAAACAAGGTGATTTACCTGTTTTTGTTATAACTGAAAGAAAATGGAATTGGGAACACGCGGTTGAGTTAGGTCTTCAGGCGGAACAAAACTCAGATGGTGAGTGGGACGGTAATTTTATCTTCAATGATAGTTTTGATTATATTGAACAAGCAACTGATTTCATTAATCAAATTTTGGATGCTCAAGACAAAGGTGAGATTCCTTACAACATTGTATTTTTATGGGATTCAGTAGGTTCAATACCTTGTAAGATGACATTTGATGGTAAAGGTGGTAAACAACATAATGCCGCAACATTTGCTGATAAAATAGGTATGGGTATCTCAGCGAGAATATCTAAAACTAAAAAAGAGGATGTTCCTTATTGGGCGACTATGGTGGTTATTAATCAACCTTGGGTTGAATTGCCTGACAATCCATTTGGGCAACCTGAGATTAAGGCTAAAGGTGGTGAAGCAATATGGTTAGCGTCTTCATTAGTGTTCTTATTTGGTAATCAAAAGAAAGCCGGTATCAATCACATTACCGCAACTAAAAACGGTAGAACAGTTGTTTACGCAACTAGAACAAAAATCTCAATATTGAAGAATCACGTTAATGGTTTGTCATATAAAGATGGTAAAATATTGGCGGTTCCTCAAGGTTACATCAAAGATGATAAAGCTGCTATTGAGAAATACAAAAAAGAATTTTCCGAATATTGGAATAAAAAATTAGGTGGTGAGGGTGACTTTAAACTTAGTGAGGTATTTGTTCCGACTGAAGAAGAAGAATTTGAAGATTGATTGTAGAACCATTTAATGGTAAAAAATGACTAAAACCTTATTGGTTGATGGAAACAACCTAATTAAAATTGGTGTTCACGGGGTGAAAGATTTCTTTCACTCCGGAAAACACATAGGTGGAGTGTGGCACTTTATAAACACATTACGACGATTTATTGAAACGGAAGGGTTTGATAAAGTTGTTGTATTTTGGGATGGTGATGAAAATTCATTGTCACGAAAAATATTATATCCCCAATATAAAGCGAATCGAAAGACCCCTTTTGATTTAGATAAAGAAAACTCAATTTCAGAACAGAAAGAACGTGTTAAACAATACTTGGAAGAGTTGTTTATAAGACAGGTGTTGGTAGATAAGAATGAGGCTGATGATTTGATTGCTTACTATTGTCAAATCTCACCTGATGAAGATAAAACTATATTTTCAGGAGACCGTGACTTAACACAATTAATATCTGATAAGGTAAGAGTGTATTTACCTGATTTAAAACAATACTATAAACTTGGTGATAAAATTAAGTTTAAGGAAATTGAAGTTCCCCATTATAACGTTAAGACTTACAAGATAATATCCGGTGATAAATCGGATAATATTGATGGTATCTATTACCTTGGGGATAAGACTTTGGTTAAATTATTTCCTGAGATACTTGACCGAGAGGTAAAATTCACCGATATTATACAAAAGGCAGAACTTCTACACAAAGAAGATAAAGACAACAAAGTTTTACAAAATCTTTTAACGGGTAAAACTAAGAGTGGTATATTTGGTGATGAGTTTTTTGTTATAAATGAGAAAATAGTAGATTTGTCAAACCCTTTAATTACTGAAGATGGGAAAAACGTAGTAAATGAATATTATTCTGAAACCTTAGACCCGGATGGTCGAGGTCACAGGAACGTAATCAAGATGATGATGGAAGACGGATTCTTTAAGTTCCTACCGAAAGGTGACAATGCTTGGGTG